GGTGCAACGCCCAAGCATCTTCATGAAAGACCCGTACTTCCGTGCGAAGAACCCTAGCAACCAACTCAAAAGTGAGGAAGATCTTGGATACAAACAGTTTGGCGTGTTCACCCGTGCCAAAGAAAGACAACCCAACAAGCATGAAGGAGTACTTGTACATGCCACGCCCAAAGCCCCCCGCCCCCCTAAAGGTACGATACGTACGTTTAAGTGACAAGCAGTGGATGATTCTGCAGCAGCTCGGTGGCCTTGATTGGTTGCGTGGGTTGCTGGAGAAGAAGGCGCCCATGCCCAAGAAGTTCTACGACAAAGAGCTTGAGCGTTTGCAGAACCCTGCCGACGCTGTATTTTTAAAACGTAAACGAGGAGAGATCAATGATTGAAGTCGCTAAACAGATGGAACTGTTTCCCGAAACAAACGCCAACAACGTGCAAGTGGCCGGCACGCACTATAAGAGCAAAGCCATACAGCCATGGGACTACATCGTAGGCAACAACTTGGGCTACCTTGAAGGCAACGTGGTGAAGTATGTGTCACGCTGGAAAGACAAGGGCGGTCTTGATGACTTGAAGAAAGCGCGTCACTACCTAGACAAACTCATCGAGGTGAACTATGGCCGCAACACCTGAAGCCAAAGTTAAAAACGCTGTACGAAAGATTCTTGATGCACTCGACATCTACCACTTCATGCCCCCCGCTAATGGTTTTGGCCGAGCGGGTATACCTGACATCATTGGCTGCATGGACGGACACTTCATCGCCATCGAATGCAAAGCAGGCAAGGGCACAACCACCGCTCTTCAAGACAGGGAACTCAACGCCATCCTCAACCATGGCGGAACCGTGTACATCGCACGGGAGCACAACCTGCTTGAGTTGAAACAACTACTGACGGAGCTACGCAATGAGCTACATAGACCGTGACTTCAGAATGACAGACGCAGAACTCGAACGCAGAGTCGAGGCGATGTCAGATGAGGAACAAGAACACTTCAAGCTACTGATCCACAAGTTGGTGATGTGCTACGGAGATGGCAAAGCGCAGGCCGTGGTCATCATGGGCCGCGCTGAAGATCAGATGGCAGGAGTCGTTACCCTAAACTGTAACGAGATGGAGGCGTCGCAGCTCATGCTGGCGGCAAACGATTTTTTCGGCTTTTTAAATCTCGTAGACGCCCCGCCAAAAGAAAACTTTAATTAACTACAAGGAGAAAGCAATGAACTTTATAGATTTTGTGCAGTTTGTGAAGACGCAGTGCATGCACGAGACCATCTACGAGGACAGCAATGACAACCTGATACTCGTCACCCGCATGCTTGATGCGTATGCCATGGCCAACAAGATGGTTGAGGCTGAGCGTGAGGCGTGTGCGCAGTTTATTGAGACTGGATATGTGCGTCAGTTTGAAAATCCTTGGCGTGACGACTTGTCTGCCGCCATCCGAGCAAGGGGACAAGCATGACTGACTGGGGAAAAGCACCGATCAAGATGGAGGGCGGCATCGCTGACCCTGACGAGTTCGAATGGGATTGCATCTGCGAAGACTGCAAGGTCAAGTACCAGAAGTGGAAGGAATCGTATGACATTCAACAGAAACAACTGAGGGGTGAAGCATGACACAAGATGAAATCATTGAGATGGCTGAACAGGCTGGCTTTGACCCGCACGACATGAGTTCAGACTTTACTTGCAACTTGAAAGACATTAATGCCTTTGCCAAGCTGGTAGTACAGCGTGATCGGGCAAACATCCTTGCAGTTATTGGAGACAACCAATGTGAGTGCAGGTGCTCAGAGGTGGTCAGAGATGGTGGGTTGCTATGACATGGCCATTCCCAACAGAGATACCCGAACACGCGCCGCTTGACCGCTTGCCATTCAACCCTGAGAACGAAGAGGACGCACCGCTATGACTGACTGGACACCGGAAGAAGACGAAGCCTTTAACGAGGTGGAGAAACACAGCAACCTTGGCAAGCAGATACTGCGTGAGATCAAACCACGCGAGTGGGTAGGGCTGACGGATGAGGAAATTGACAAGGCGTGGCGCAGTGTTGACTACACAGTCCCTTGGGATCAGCATCGCATTGACATTGCCCGAGCCATTGAAGCCAAACTCAAGGAGAAGAACAATGCCTAAAGGACTACTCGATGACATACCCATCTACAACAAAGCCCGTGACAAGGCGTGGGGAGCGTTCATCAAACGCAAGGATGTGAAGCACTTGGTGGAGCACGGCTTGTTTGACAAAGGTTTCCCGCTGTATGGCGGCTACTACGAGTTGTGGTGTCAGGCATGGGATCGTGCTTGGACTGCGGGATTTAAAGATGGTTGGGACTCAGGTCATAACTGGGCTGAGTTAATGAAAACAAAGGAGAAGAAATGATACTGAACCAAGGAAAACTAGCAGGCGGCTTGGCCGATGAACTGATTGAGGTCGTGCGCAAGTACGACGAAACGCTTTACATGTCTACCGTGATAGGTGTACTGGAGCTGGTCAAGCAACAACTGATACAAGAAAACGTGGAGGGGCCTGAAGATGACAGCACCATATAAACAGATCATCACGATCGACTTCGAGACCTACTGGGACACCAAGGAAGGTTACACGTTAACCAAGATGACAACTGAGGAGTACATACGTGACCCACGATTCAAAGCCTTCGGAGCCTGCATCCATGAGTACGGATCAGACAAGCCAACACAGTGGTACAGAGGAGATGAACTCAAGCGTATCTTGGCTTGCTATGATCCTAAGACCACTGCTGTTCTGGCTCACAACGCTCAGTTCGATGTATCTATATTGGAATGGGTATATGACTGGCATCCATGCTTTATCTTTGATTCTCTGTCCATGGCTCGTGCTCTTCGGGGCGTGGAAGTTGGCAATTCATTGATGAAGCTGGCGCTGGACTTTGGTCTGCCGCCCAAGGGAGCCGCTGTCTACAACACAAACGGCTACACGGAACTAACGCCGGCCATGGAGAAAGAGCTGGCCGATTACTGTGCGCATGACGTCTATCTGTGTGAGCAGATCTTTACCCGCTTGGCTGTTGGCTATCCTTCGAAGGAGCTGCGCCTCGTTGACATGACCCTGAAGATGTACACCCGTGCGTGCCTTGAGCTTGACCCCAACATGCTGACCGACGCCATACTAGATGAAAAGGAAAAACGTGAAGCACTACTACAGAAGCTCGGCGTGGATGAGACTGCGCTTGCGTCGAACCCACAGTTTGCAGCACTACTTGAGACCCTCGGTGTGGCTGCCCCAAGGAAGATCAGTAAAACTACCGGGAAAGAAACACTTGCATTGGCTAAGAATGATGCCCTCTTTCAAGCGTTACTCAACGGTGAACGTGAAGACGTTGCCTTACTTTGTGAAGCGCGTCTTAGGGTTAAGTCGACCACCGAGCGCACTAGGGCTCAGAGATTCCTCGACATTAGTAGACGTGGCGCCCTACCAGTTCCTCTCTCCTATTACGGTGCGCAGACAGGTCGTTGGACAGCAAGCAAGGGTTCGGCCATCAACATGCAAAACCTCAAGCGAGGTTCGTTCTTACGCAAAGCGATTATGGCTCCCGCTGGCCACCAACTCGTCGTCGGGGATCTGTCGCAGATTGAACCGCGAGTCCTTGCGTGGCTTTCTGACTATACAGATATGCTTGACATCTTCAGGGCTGGGGGTGACCCTTACGCCGCGTTCGGTGCGCAGATGTTCAATATCCCCAATCTCACCAAAGAGTCCCATCCTGATCTCAGGCAGTCGGCAAAGAGCGCGTTGCTTGGGTGCGGCTATGGACTCGGTTGGGCTGCCTTTGCGTCTCAACTACTCACGGGCTTCCTAGGCGCTCCGCCTCAACGATATGACCTAGCCTTTGCAAAGAAGCTGGGCGTTACCCAACAGGCAGCGCAGAAGTTCTTGGACTGGGACGTGAACGTCGAGAAGCTCCAGTCAATACCCCACACCTGTACAACCAAAGAGCTAGTCATCCACTGCCTAGCGGCCAAGGCCATCATCGACAAGTACAGGGCTACGGCTACGCCTGTGGTGGACTTCTGGGCACTGAACACTGAGCTTATCCACGAGTCGCTATACAAGGGCAAGGAGTACAAGCACAAGTGTTTGACGTACCGCAAGGGCGAGATCGAGCTGCCGTCAGGCATGAAGCTGTTGTATCCTGACCTCAACATCAGGCGGTACAAAGACGAGGCAACAAAAAAAGAACAAACAGAGTGGACATACGGGCCAGATCGTACTAAGATATACGCAGGAAAAATAACCAACAATGTCACGCAGGGCGTAGCGAGATGCGTGATGACTGATGGGATGGTGCGTACTGCAAAGAGATACTTTGTGGCGGGAACAGTACATGACGAGCAGATCGTTGTGGTTCCTGATGCAGAGGTGCAAGAAGCTAAGACATGGGTCTTGGCGCAGATGACTATGGAGCCGCCTTATATGCCGGGCATTCCATTGGACGCTGACGGTGGCGCACACCGTCGTTATGGGTTAGCAAAAAACTAAGGAAATAACATGAAATTTAGAAAGAAGCCCGTAATCATTGAAGCTACACAGTGGTTCAAGAATGGCGACCACCCACTCGACTACAGCAAGGTTCACGATGGTTTTGAGAACGGCGTGCTGCGCCCGTTCTATCCCTTGGAGCGCGAAGCGAATGGCTGGGAGGGCGACATCGTTCGCTACTACCGCCGTCCTGACGACAGCGGTGATCGCACCTGTGAGAAGTGCGGCGACACCATGCACAACCACGGCTGGATCGACACTCTGGAAGGTGGTCACATCGTCTGCCCTGGCGACTGGATCATCACTGGCGTGAAGGGCGAGCACTACCCGTGCAAGCCTGACATCTTTGAGATGACGTACGAAAAAGTAGAGGAGAAGCAATGAAGTTACCTACAAAAATGAGAGTCGGCAAGAAGTGGTACAGCGTGGAGGTGGTGGAAGCCATGCTCCACCGCCGAGATATGGGGCGCACGTTCTACCCAGAGCAGTGCATCCGTCTTGGCAAAGCCAGCAATGTGACGGGGCGCAAGTACACCAAAGACGAGCTTGCCGATACGTTCTGGCACGAGCTTACGCACGCCATCCTTGAGGACATGGGGCAGCATGAACTCAACCGCAACGAGGCATTCGTCACACAGTTTGCCAACCGACTAACCGTAGCCATCAACACAGCGAAGTTCGAATGAAAAAACCAGCATGGTCACACAGCAGCCTGAAAGATTTCGAGGGCTGCCAACGCAGGTATCACGAGGTCAAGGTCTTGAAGAAGTACCCCTTCCAAGAGACTGAGGCCACGCGCTACGGCAATCAGGTACATCAGGCTATCGAAGACTACATCAGGGACAAGAAGCCGATACCGCCTGAGTATGCGCAGTTCCAGCCTGTAGTGGACGCCATGCTAGGCAAACCCGGACGGGCTTTAGCTGAGTACGAGATGGCGCTCACCATCGATCTAAGGCCAACCAACTGGAAGTCTCCTGACGTATGGGTACGCGGTATTGCCGACATACTTATCATCGATGACGAGAACCTTACAGCATGGGTTGGGGATTGGAAGACAGGCAACAACAAGTACCCCGACAGGGATCAGCTTGTGCTCATGTCGCTCATGGTGTTCGCACACTTTCCTCACATTCGCAAAGTGAACTCTGCGTTGCTGTTCATTGTCAAAAATGATATGGTCAAGATGCAGATGACACGCGATCAGACCGAGCAGTTCTGGTGGAAGTATCGTGAGCGTACTGCGCGTCTTGAAGCGTGCTTTGAGAACGATGTATGGAACCCCAATCAAACCCCACTCTGCGGATGGTGTCAGGTCACCGGATGCGAGTTCAACCCTAAACATTAGGAGTAAATGATGACACAGGTAAACGGCAAGCGTGACTACAAACACGCCTACAAACTTCAGAAGGCTTCTGGAGAAACTAAGGATCAAGTCGAGCGTCAGAAGGCACGCCGTGCCTACGACAAGAAGGGCATCGATCGTGCAGGCAAAGACATCGACCACATCAAACCCTTGCGTGCGGGAGGCAAGTCAACCCCCGGTAACACAAGGCTCCGTAGTAAAAGCGCCAACCAGAGCGACAACGGAAAATAAAAGCTTGGAGAAGCAATGGAAATCGTAGAAGACAAAGCACTTATCTTACGCACAAGGAACCCGCACAAGTACTCAATCATCCCTAAGAGCAAGGCCATGCCCCGTGCAGACGGAGGCTACGACGTTGCTGTTTACTGGGGTCTTGACGAAGCGCGGGTACTGCGTAACCTAGGTGTGAAGAATGTGCCATCGCCTATCACTAGGCGCTATGACTGGCCGGGGCGTTACAAGCCCATGGCGCACCAGATGGAGACGGCCTCTTTCCTTACGCTGTATCGCAGAGCATTCGTGTTCTCAGAACCAGGAACTGGCAAGACGCTGTCTGCACTCTGGGCAGCCGACTACCTGATGAAGCTAGGTAAGGTGCGACGTGTACTCATCCTGTGCCCCCTGTCGATCATGCACAGCGCATGGATGGGTGACATCAACAACAGCGTGATACATCGCTCGGCCGTTATCGCGCACCATGCGCAGGCTAGTCGCCGCATCGAGATGATTCAGCGTGACTACGAGATCGTCATCACCAACTACGAAGGGCTCAACCTCATCGCTGACGAGGTGCGTAACGATGGCCGCTTTGATCTCATCATCGTGGACGAGGCCAACGCATACAAGACGCCCACGACCCGCAGATGGAAGTCACTCAATTCTATCCTTACGCCAAACACATACCTGTGGATGATGACTGGTACGCCTGCCTCGCAGTCGCCAGTGGATGCGTATGGTTTGGCCAAGCTAGTTAATCCTGATGGTGTGCCTAAGTTCTACACAGCGTGGCGCGATCAGGTGATGAACAAGATCACTACGTTCAAGTGGGCGCCCAAGCTCGACGCCAAGGACAAGGTGCACGAAGCCCTACAGCCTGCGATACGTTTTACCAAAGCACAGTGCCTTGACTTACCGCCTGTCGTGACGATGGTACGTGAGGTGCCGATGACACCACAGCAAGCCAAGTACTACACCATGCTCAAAGACCGCATGCTGGTGCAAGCCGCAGGAGAAACCATCACGGCAGTCAATGCCGCCGCTGGCGTATCCAAGCTGTTGCAGATCAGTTGTGGTGCGGCGTACACCGATGACAAGGAAGTGGTTGAGTTTGATTCAGCGCCTCGCCTTGCAGTGCTGGAGGAAATACTGGAGGAGACCGATCGCAAGGTCATCATCTTCGCTCTGTTCCGCAGCACCATCGACACCATCAGCAACTACCTCACCAAGAAGGGTATTGTCAATGAGTGCATTCACGGGGACATCTCTCCAAGCAAGCGCGGCATGACGATCAATCGCTTCCAAACTGAGGCGAACCCACGAGTGCTGGTCATGCAGCCTGCGGCTTCAGCCCACGGCATCACGCTGACTGCCGCTGATACTGTAGTGTTCTATGGCCCTCTGATGAGCGTAGAACAGTACATCCAGTGCTGTGCGCGTGCTGACCGCAAGGGACAAGACTCTGACAAAGTTACTGTGATTCACATTCAGAGTAGCCCGATCGAGAAGAAGATGTTTAAAGCGTTGGAAGGGAAAGTTAGCGATAACTTACTACTTACCGACATGTTCGAAACCGAAATTAAATCTTGAAAGGGGGTTGCAACGTGTAAAAATCTGTGTAAACTGTCCAACCTTAGACAAATAATTAAACAGGAGAAGCTATGGAAGAAGATGCGATACCGCTAGACAAGCTTGTAAAAATTTACCGCAAGCTACGCACGAAGATGACCGAACTGACCCAAGAGTACGACACACAAGCTGAAGTACTCAAGGCGCAACAGGACGAGATCAAGAACGCGATCAAGGAGCAGATGAAGACGATGGGCGTCACATCTGTTCGCACTACCGAGGGCACGGCAGTCATGTCCGTGAAAACTCGCTACACCACACAAGACTGGGACTCGTTCAAGAAATTCATGATCGAGCACGAGGCCCTTGACCTGCTTGAGAAGCGCATCGCGCAGAACAACATGGCGCAATTCTTGGAAGAAAACCCCGGGGTTGTACCTCAAGGGCTCAACTCGTCGTCTGAGTACGACATCTCTGTACGCAAACCAACTTAAATGGAAATCAAAATGAGCAATATTGCAATGTTCAACCCCTCAAACGTGCCTGCCTTCGCTAAGAACGCAGAGCTTTCTGCAACAACTTTGGCCTTGGCTGGCGGTGTAAGCACCGGCGCTGGCATGAAGCGTGTGTCCATCAAGGGCGGCGTGTTCCGCCTGCTCTCTGGTGGCAAGGAGATCGCCTCGATCGAAGACCGCCACTTGGACGTCATCGTGGTCAAGGCTGCCCCCAAGGTCAGCCGTATCTTCTACGCGAAGACATACGACGGTGACAATGTGACTGGCCCTGACTGCTCAAGCAGTGATGGCGAGCGCCCAGATCCGCACATCAAAACGCCTCAGCACAGTGCGTGCCACAACTGCCCTCAGAACATCGCAGGTTCTGGTCAGGGTAATAGCCGTGCCTGCCGCTTCCAACAGCGTTTGGCCGTGGTGTTGGAGAACAATCCTGAAGGTGACGTATTGCAGTTGACTTTGCCAGCCACCTCGGTGTTTGGTAAGGAAGACGGAGACAAGCGCCCATTGCAGGCATACGCCCGTTACTTGGCATTGCAGAACCCTCCCATCAACCCTGAGCAGATTGTGACCCGCATGAAGTTCGACACGAAAGCTGAAGCGCCCAAGTTGCACTTCGCGCCTGTGCGTTGGTTGACTGAGGACGAGTATGCGATTGTGAAGTCTCAAGGTGAAACCGAAGAAGCCAAGCGTGCAGTTCAGCTGACTGTTGCGCAGGCTGATGGCGTGAAGGCCGCCCTGCTCCTTTGGCTATTCCGGGCAAGCGTCCTGAGCCAGTGGAAGCTGAGGA